AAACATTACAACTTGTTTCCAGGTAGGAACTCCAATGTCCATCATGGCATGAAGAAATACAAAGTCAGCTATCTTTCTATTATATAGTCCATGCCTATACATATAGTCATGAACTATAGCAGGCCCGCTGTAGCGTCCTACTGGAGGAAGAATAGGCCAGACAATACGAGGCGTAGATGCGAAATCTGTCGTAGCTCCCTTCGGAACTGTAATTTTTATTTCAAAAATTTCATCCACATATGTCAAGGGCTCATAAACTTCCCACTCAAGAATAGTTTTCTTATAAGGAATTATTCCAAAAAGTTTCCTTTTCTCTATTCTTGGGGGAAGTTGTTTTGTTATAATGTCGCCAATGAAAGGCATTTCGTTAGCCCTCCTTTTTTATAATATCTATCCCCTCTTTATCAAAGTCTATTCCAAGTTTTTCACAAATTTTCTCTACCAAACCGATAGCCTCTTTGATAGTTATTTTTCCGTCCGCTGCGATTTCAGTTAATTCCTCTGCCAAAAGACCTACCAAAGAAATTGCTTTAAAAAACGAAATCTTCATTTTATGCCCCCTTTATTATTGCTGTTCTTGATTAAACATTGCCATAATTGTGGATAGTTCAATATGCTCCGTCTCCTCTACTTCACTCCAATCCCATGTTATAGCATTCAACTCATCTATTGATGTTGCGTTTAGGATGCTGGATTTTTTGTTGTAGTAGTAATTCATGACGGTATTCACCCATGCCCATACCTTTTGGATTTCAGTAATTATATCGGTTCTGCCTTTATCCTTTGCAAGCTGGTAAAGAGAAAGGAAACTAGCTTGTGTGCCGTTATCATAATGCGAATATACAAAGTCCTGAAGTTCTGCCTTTAGCTTAGCAGCTTTTGCTTCCTTCAAAGGATTCAAAATTTCGTCTGTGCTTTTATCTACCCATTGATTTGTAGAAGAGTCCCACTTCTTAGCAGAAATGTCAATAATAGTCCCACCAACATAAGCCCTTTTCCCAGGATTTTGAATAAGCTCCAACCATACACTATCGGAAATTTCTACCGCATCTGTCGGAATGTTAGAACCGTGAATTTTACTATCGTAAAATCCCTGTGGTAATCCTTTCTCATCAAAAACACCGTATTTCATGCTAATAACCTCCTTTTAATTAGTAGCCTAACGCTATCCAATAATAATCTGCTTCTTCTTTATGTGCGCCTTTAAAAGAAAACCAGGCATCTGTCACCTCAACAAGTACATTAGCCTCATCTTTTTTCATACGAATATGTGTATTATATCTAACGGGAGTAGATAAGGTAATAAATAACACGTCATTTGGAAAAACTATAGGATAAAAAACAACCCAAAGTTCGTCTTCAACTTCTTCCACTCTACCCCATTGGATTATTATACCGTTTGGAAGTTTAGTAAATCCAATTGGATTCTTACTGCAAGTGAAATCCCCAGGAAGGCCTCTAATAAAATCAGTATCAAGTCCGCTACCAGCTCCGTCAACCGTTTTTAGTTTATTTAGAATCTCCAGGGCAGTTATATCGTTTGGAGCGGACTCAGTAAAAACTAAGCCATCTTCATTCTCAGAAACTTGAACAAACTTTCCTCCACTTCCACTGTAGGTATCTGGAGTATCAGACAATCCTAAAAACGTGGTAATAACGTCTGCTATGTATGTTGTCTCTTTCCAGATAGCAGCACCCTCAGTCGCATCCAGACAAACGTATTCCTTTTTTGAGTCAACATTAACCCACCTAGAACCTACAGAGTAACCCTCACTACTATCGTTACTGGAAGAAGGAGATACTGTAGCGTTTAAGTTATTTTTTATGTTTTCAACATTACCCAGACCTATTTGACTCTTTGTCACGTGATGCGGATTGTTGGTGTTCTCTATGTGGGCCCTAACAGGAATATTAGCATTTTCAGTATCTATGTAAAACTCTTCAGCAGTTGTTCCCGTATCTGTATTTTGATTGTGTGCTTTTCCTACCGCATCAGCAGCCTCAGAAGCAGTAACCTCAGTACTTCCATTACTAAGAATCTCTGCTTTAGTTACTATACCATCTTTGTCGGGGTCATAAACATCTGTGCGCATATCTCCTTCATTACCTTCAGGTACAGTGTCAAAAACTATCCCATCCTCACTATCAGAGACACGTAAGAACTTTCCTCCACTTCCATTATAAGTGGATGGAGTATCTGAAAGGCCTAAAAAAGAATTGATGACACTAGCTATATATGTTGTCTCTTTCCAGATAGCAGCACCTTCGGTTGCATCTAAGCAAACATATTCTTTCTTTTCATTAACATCAATCCACCTAGAACCAACAGAATAACCTTCCCCTTCATCATCTACTGTTGTGGGTGGTTGTGTAGCATTCAGATTATTTTTTATATTCTCTACATTCCCTAACCCTATCTGAAACTTAGTAACATGGTGAGGATTATTAGTGCTTTCAATATGTGCTCTAACTGGAATTTGAGCTCCATCAAGTTCAATATAAAACTCTTCAGCAGTTGTTCCAGTATCTGTATTTTGTTCGTGAGACTTAGACACTGCATCGGCAGCTTCAGAAGCAGTAACCTCAGTGTTTCCGTCGCTGAGAGCCTCCGCCTTGGAAACTATACCATCCTCATCAGGGTCATAAGTCTCTGTATTCATATTTCCACCACCGCTACCACCACCCGCTCCTGGATAATTTACGTTGAACCATTCAGAAAAAGTAGTCATCCTTTACCTCCTCTAAATTAATAATGTGTTGTTAGTAGATGTACCATAACATAGTTATCGGCCTCAACCTTATCCAAGACAACGTACGAAGGTAATTGTGTGGGTGGTCCTAATACTTGATTTCCGTCAGAATCAATTGTCAAGGAATAAGACATACCAACTTTCAAATCAGCCACACTTCCCGCTGGGATAAGAAAACGAGTCTGAATAGAATTAATTAGAAATACCTGGTCCCCAGCTTTGTAAGTGTAATCTGGATTGTTCATGGATTCATACGCATTTTCCATCTGATACACACGAGCATCGTTGGGCATATCTAACCAACCGATTATCTCCTTAACATTTGGACCATTAGCTAAAACTAGCTCGCCCGTGTCAATAGAATACCCAACAAACCTTCCCGAATACTTAAGTAAAGTTATGTCGTTTTCCAGTGTAAACCAAACGCCGTAACAGGCAGTCACTGGACGTGGATATAGTAAAGCCATAACCCAACTCCTTTTTTAAAATTTTTTATACAAAGGGAATTCCCAATAAAACCTCTTCCCTTCCAGTATCCTCATAGTCATACTCCAAGGCAAAATCAAACCACCATATTAAAGGCTCAAAGTCAGTATATAAGACTGAGTCAATTATATCAACAAAAGGATTTACACAATAATACTCAACGATATCAGTTTTTGCTGTTATGAAAAACTTAACAATATTTGTAAAATCTCGCAAGTAATTTGGTTTTGGCTGGGATAAGAAAACAACATTGTCAAGGATGTCAGTAATATTATTAAAAATACAGACACTTTGAAAGCATGTTACTGTCGGAAATTCAAATGACTCTATCGTACTTGTTATGTTGTAAGCATGGACAGGCCTACCTTCAACTGTATTTGGAATATAAAATATAAATGTTGGAATAGTTCCTTTAAAAGCGCAATAATTTGATTCCACTTCTATGGTTTTTAAAGGAATAGCCATACGGTCATATAGATTCCCTCCGTACGGCTCATATAAGTATTCAAATGACTCTACTGTATCAAACGAATATATCGGCGCACCATCAGGGCAAAGTTCAGTCTCTTCCAGTGGAGGACATACAATAGCTTCGTAAGGAACAGGAACTAAGTCGCTGTCATATGTATGTATAATCATAGCTTCCTGCGCATCTTCCTCATATCCAGAAGGATTGCAGAAAGTAGTTGTAAACAATGGAATTGAATGGATATAAAGGCCGTGTTCGGGCGATGCTAAGTGGACTGCCGAATCAATAGAATCTATAATGTCAATACGATATGTAAATTCAGCGTAACAAAAATCTGCAAGCTCAAAAGAAGGGCAATCTGACACTACATTTATAGGACCGCTACTCCATAAGTTATTTAAAACTTTATATTCTTCAAGAATATCCATCCCAAAATCAGCGTAAACTTTACAACTTAAATCGGCATCAAACATCTGTAGGTAACTATAGTCATTCCCCACAAGAGACGGCGCATTTAAATTATAGGAAAGTTCTATAGAGTCCAGATTGTCAAGACCAAAACAACTATACTCCGTAAACCCAACCCACTCTGGAGTCGGATATATGATTCTGGAAGCAGAAGCACCCATGTTAAAGTTTTCACTCAAAAAAGGATATGTCAGTGTAGCCATAAATGTATCTAACAAATCCGTTCCATAGCATATGCTCTTTCCAGAATCTAAAGGAGAATAAGGTGTGAGTAGAATACTAGGCAAACCAGCAAGAGAAATATCGTAAAGTGGAGGCTTAATACCACCCACGTCTGTAAAAGTCAGACTATCTAAAAAGTCTATCACCCCTCTATAATCTTTGTAGTTCAAATGAGGTACGATAAAATCTCTTTGAGGGAATGTAGCTGCGTATAAATCCCGAAGAATTAAAGGAGCGACTTCGTTTCCAGTATGGCTGTGTTTAATAGAATCTAATACCTCTATGTCAGGTAGATTTGGTTTGCTAACGCATGTCAAGTCCGCAGTTAAAAATAAGGTAGAAGGAACGCCCTTACCAACATACATTACGAAGTCATACCAAAAACCTCTGTAGAGCGTCCCATAAAAATTTCTGTAAAGGACATTTCCACCGTAAATAGCAGAGCGGGGAATCATATCCCAACTTAATTGGATTATATCTCCTGTAACCGTAGAAAACAGAATCATTGATTCAGTATATAGTTGCGTCCAGGAAAGAATATGGGTCGGAATCTTATACTCTGAACCAAAAGCATACTTAGGATGCAGTCCCTTAGCTATGTCAATAGCATCTGAAAAAGCTGGGGAGAAAAGATGAAATGGTGTAGGGAGGTCTTTAAATAAATGCCCCCTCCACGCAGGTCCACCTAATAAATCCAGTTTAGGTTGAGGAAGTGTGAGTAAGACTTCAACAAAATTTTTCTCTGTCACTCCTATTAAGTTGTCAACACTACTTTTAAAAGAATCACAAAGTACTGCGTAAGTTTCTATTGCTGGCGCAGAAAAGTTAGTTTTAACTTCAGTAAAATTAAGAACGGAAATACCGTGAAAAACCTTATAAACATGAACGTTTTCTATGGATTGTTCGTATGCGTATAAATCATAAATTTCACTGTCGTAAAGAAATGGTCTTAAATTTACATAAACATACGTGTGGCCTCCGAAGAAGCAGGGAGGACCAAAGATACCAAAACCACAAAAAGTAACATCTAGCTCTTGTCCGTGGATGTTAACAAAATCTTTTTGGATTTTCGCTTTAGGGAATTCTATTGAAGTACGAACCAGTTCATTGGCAGATGAATTTGGCGCTAAAGCTTGTCCTACGGGAGTGTAGGTAGGTAATATTTGTGATTGTATTTTAGGAGCGCCTGACTCTGGGCAGGCAAATGGAGGTAAAATGTATTGGACAGGGGCCCGAGTAACTCCAACAAGCTCAGGCCCACCATAAAAATTAGAGAATCCATAAAAGTAACAATCTCCATACATTCACGCCGTCCAATTATTCTTCTGTTGGTAAAGGAACTCCATACCCACGTCTTGCGCCTGCAGCAATGGAACAGTTGTAATGTACAAACGGGAATAAAATGAAAGAGTGTGTGTCGCCACTCTCATCTGTATGAGTAACAATATCCCCTGCATACAGGCCAAGCAAATCAGTGTAATAAAACGGAAGTCGTGCAATTATCCTCCAGAGACCTGCATACTTTCCAAAGACATAACTTGGAGTCAATATCCTAACTCCTGCATAGTTGGAATATTTACAAAGTTCTGTAAAGTCAAACCCGACATTTGCAGGGTTTACAAAAAAGCGTACATCAAAGGGGTCTCTAGCATATCCATACATAGTGCCTGGATAATACCATGTTTTCTTCCCTTCCCAGTTACCTACACAAATACATGCGCCCGCAGTATCATCAGTGTTGCCACAACCGCAATATGTCCTAGGAGACTCATCTTCATCCAACTCACTATCTAACGCAAAAGAACTTGCTGCGGTATATACGCCAACACCATTACCCTGGTCAACATCTGCGGTTAAAATTTCTCCACACACTCCAAATGATAAATGTTGAAAGTAGCCTTTTACATCAATTGGATTATCCCCAACCTCTTCCCGAACGAACGATAGCCAGAAAAATATATCCGTCTCTTTCCTATCAGTTATATTAGGACTATCTAGTAAAGGAGCTAACTGTCTAACATACCATGCTTTTGCTATAAGGTCATTGGCAGGGTCAAAGTCAGCATTCATTTTTATTCTACAGACCAAAGCATCTTGAGGAGTTACTAAGGTTTCATCCACCAAATACACTGCTACATCATCATTGTGTGTTTCAGCCTCATTCTTCTGCGAACCCTTCAAAATCAAGTCAGCAGTATTATCTGTCGTGTCATCATAATCAGGAGATGCTAGAATATAAATAGTATCGTTCTGATAAACAATTTTAGCATAAATCTTGTTGTCCCCTCCATCTACGGTCTTACTTAAGATATATACTATAGGGCCTGTATAAAAGGAATTACCAGGGTCAGCATCTAACGAGTACTCCAGCGTCCACATTAATGTAGAAACATCTGGAGGAGAATAAGTAGTAAGGAAGTCCTTTATGTTTCTAACTAAATCGGGCAGGCTTATATTAGTTCTGTATTCATAATGTACTGCCATAAGTTTACCTCCATTTATACTTTACCCTCTGGGAGCTTCTAGCCCAGGGTTTTCTTCATGCCATTCTTTTATACCTAATTTCATAACTGCCAAATTAAACGGTCCTGACCTATATACATCTTGAACTACAATAAAATTAAGGTCACCATCTGGGGTGCTTATTTTAAGTAAATCTTGTGCTGAAAGACCTAAACCTGGAACAAAATATAAGTCATCAAGGATTCCAGCTATTTGTATTCTGTCTTGTTCATCATCATAAGATATACCACTACCACCAAATTCCTCACGAGTACACGATTGCATTTCCATAATAGAATTAACAACAGAATAGTAAACTGGGATAAGCAGACGTCTATCATTAAACGACTCTACTATCTCTGCTGGATTCCACCCAAAGTGTGCTTGTATTTGGTCGTGTTTCACTCCCAGAGGGTAGGCGGATACTGGGAGAGGAACACCGATATCGTTTAAGTAATTATGCGAGCCACATTCATATACTTTTAAGGTACAATGACATAAGCTTTGAACAAAAGAATTTCTAACAGGATAAGTTGAAAACCAACCCCATAGGCCATCAAAGTACAAAGCCCTGTTAGATAGTTGAACCTGGTCGTAAGTGAATATAAGCTTCCCATCGTATAAAGACTCTTTACGACTCATTTCACCAAAAGGAACATTTTCACCATCATGAAAAGGCACTGTAGGAATGGATAGCAAAGCAGTAACCTCTGAATCTTTAGGCCCGCAAATTGGGTTAGTAAAATCAGCTAAGGGTAATGACCCAGGATGGTGTGGTTCATAGGAGTTTGTCGGGGGAACGTGCTCAAAAGGCCAGCGAGTTTTTATATGGGGTTCTCTATTAATCGTAGTGGTGTATTCTAAATAGCAAAACACCAAACTCTGTATCCCCTCATACATCATGTAGTCCCAATAAAATGGAGGAATATGTCTGAGCGACCCATATACATTATCATAGACAAAATTCCTTTGAATAGGACGTGTTGGAGTTCCGAGGGTATAAGTAGTTCCGCTACACACCATAGGATACGGATAACCTTCTTTAGGCACTAATCTCTTACCCCATCCCAAGTAGAACATTTCATTAACAAACGCTCCTCTATACTTAGTATAATCGGATGTTAGCGGAACCGTGGGAGTCCTTATCATACAAACTATATGTGTGTCTGTAGCCTTCAACCAATAACAAACGGGTTGATTACCTACTAAAACGGCAGGGCATCCCTCATAAAAATGAGACTGGGAATTATAGTTGTCCCTTACCGCTAAAGAGCCAGCCTGACAATCCCATTCTAAATCGGGGTCAAAATTAGTGTAGGCATTTATTTGAATCCCTTCCTGTTGAAATCCCTCATATCCACGAAAGGTCTTGAGGCCCACATACAAAGGTAACTCATCAGCAGGTTGACTCTTTAAAATTACACATCGTTCCCCATCCGAGTCCACATAATCTTGTAGTTTAGTCCAAGATGCTGAACTGCACGGAGGTTGTCCCTCAACTACTCCTGTAAGCCAGCCGACTATAATAGATAACATATCTTTATAGTCAGAGGCCAGCCCTTTAATATAATCACACTGAACAGCCATACAATCTCCTCCTTAAAATTTTGAAAAGTATCGTTTAAATAATGGTTGTCCTGTTATTATGTTCACAATCCGCTCCTTACCCTCAGTAGAATTAATATACCTTCTGGCTATTGCAGGCTCTGCTATATTTACCACCTCAACTCTTGGAGCCTCTGTTTCTGGGGAAGGAAACGTTTTAGATGGTTGCTCTTTTGTTGTTTCTTTTGAAGGCTCCCGCCTTGAGAACTTTCCAGCTTCGGGTATTTCCAGCCCTACATTAATAGGTCTTACTTCCTGGGTTTTTATGCTACTAAATGTATTTGCAAACTTCATAACTTCTCTTCCAGTATTAACAGGATTTGCAGTTGGCGTATGTATTATCTTTTTATTTAGTAACGATTGTGCACTTACAAAATCACCCTGGTTTATCTTTTCAAAAAAATCCACCCCGAGTTCGCTGACAATCCTATTATTTACTACAAATTCATTTTTTGCAAGCTTTGCTACAACGGAATCTTTATCTGTCTGCCCTTTCCTTACCAATCCCGCAAATCCTCCAGAGGCAAAAGCGGGCAATTCACTGTCATCAAATGAATCTAAAACTACACCCCCAGTATAATAGCCTGGAATTAAACCGCCTTTAAATACCTTATATGACGGGAATTGAGGCTTAGGTAGTTGAAGATTATTATAAGGACCAGAAGGAGGCTTGGCTCCACCGCCTCCAGGCGCACCAGCTCCAGCAGCTCCAGATAGTAAAGACATCATCGGACCCATCAAAGAAACTGGATTAAAAGCAGTACTAGCTGCACTTGACGCTGACGCTGCAGCCAAGGAAGCAGCAGCGTTTTGGATAGCTAAAGCAGCGTTAGCTACATAGTAATGAAATGTTTGCCCAGCCGTTATAATTTCAGTTGACGCATTATTAACTGCAGATGAAAAAGACGTGGCACTAGAAGCTACCGCTGATTGAAAAGCCGAAGCATTTGACGTTCCGAACAAAGTATCCATTAACTCTTTCCCGCCTAACTTTTGAATCATCGCCTGCATCATTATCTTTAGCAGCATATCAAAATACATTTGCATAATCTGGTAGTAAAAAGCACTAAACAATCCATACCAATCCACGTCACCTTCAAATGCTTGCTTTAGTGCTGAGGTCATAACATTAGCTAAAGTTCCCCTAATAGTGTCTGCCATTGAATTAAAAGTTTGCTGAATTATACTATTAATAGTCCCGAGACTAGCTGAATAATTCATCAAGGCTTCTTTAGCTGACAACACATTCACTTTCTGTCTCTTTAAAGCCCCACCTAACTTACTTAAACTATTGATAAAACTATTCAAATCAGCAGAAGACTGTTTTAACCTCTGGGATGACTCCATCAACTTTTGTGCGTATTCCTGTAAACTTTGTGTATTTATGTTGGGGGTCTTTGCAATTTCTGGAGTAGTAGTAGTAGGAGCTGGCGGTGTAGTTGGTTTAGTTGCTTTAGTTGGCGGTTGTAGCTTACCTGCCTCTGGCTTCACTCCAGTAGGTGCTTTTGGTGCTTTAACTCCCTCTTGACCCTTAGTAGCAGCTTCTCCTGCTGCTTTTTGCCCTGCCGTTACTTTGTAAAGCTCTCCAAGAATTCCTTTAATCCTTCCCAGCAAGTCAATCACCGACAATGCAAATTTTGAGACCATAGCATAATAGTTCAACTGAATCTGAAGTCTTGCCTCTAGTAGAGCTTTTTGCTTCTCCCGCAGTTGAATGATAGCTTTAGTAATCTCCTCCGCCCTTGTAAAAGATTCTTTTCCTACACGTTGATAGGCGTTAGCTTTTGCAAACTCTATCAAGCTATTTCTAAATTCAGTTAATGCAGAGACAACAGTATCTATGGAAGGGTTATTTTGTAGAACTTCCTGAACATACTTTCCTTGATTTATTAAATTCTCTTGTTGTGCCTTAAATTCATATTCAGGTCCTTTATACTTAACTTTAAATTCTTCTAAGGTCTTTAGCCAATCAAATTTTATCTTTGCTATTTCAACATTAAGATTTTTGATTTCATTTGTAATGTTCTTTATTTCAGTAGCACTACTTCTCAAACTATCCACAAGACCATCCAACCTTTGTGAGGCAGTTCGTCCCAGCTTAGCGAATGCCTGTTGCGCAATCATAGAATTCTCTGCATTCTTCCCTAAAAGCGCTGATAAGTCACCAAACTTACTATGAAGCGCATCAAACTCAATTATTACATCAGTTACATTCCCCTTTAGTTTTTCCAGCGACTTGATAGTATCAGAAACACCTAGTAAATCGTCCAAAGAGGCCGTCCCTGTAAATGCCTCCCGTATGGAAGAAGAAATCGACATAGCATAGTTAGCGCTCTGGAAGATAGAAGTGGAGGCTTGAGTTATAGTTTGTAAGAACTGAACTTGCTTATTTAAGAGATTATCCAAGAGATTAACAACTTGTTTCACATCCTTGGCATCAAAAGCCTTCCGATGCTTTTGAATATACTCAAGGGCCTTACCCACTTCATTAATCTTAAATTCCAAATTACTGAAAGTATCTAGGAGACCTGCATTTACCTCATTCTCAAGAGCCTGCACTGCCTCTCTTCCTACTCCCAGAACACGCATTAAACCTTCTAAGCTAAATTGACGTAAGGATGTGCTGCTTCTTAATCTTTCGGCTGCTTTAGTTATTTCATCAAAGGTAACCACCCCATCTTTTGCAGTCCTCTTCAAATCCGTAGAAATGGCCGTCCATATCTGTTCAAGGGATTGTACTAGCTCTTTTGCTTGTGAAGAGGATAAAGAAAATACTCCACGAGATAGATGTGTGATAGAAGCTAATATTGTTTGAGTCTTCTCGTAAACATCAGAGAGGTCCTTTTTCAAGTTGGCAATATTCCCTTTCTGGGGAGAAAGAAGAGTAAGTTTAACGCCGACAGTAACTTTTGAGGTTAGACTTTTTAGGTCTTTAAGTAGTTTATCAACCTCCTTTAAAATAGCCATGTCTGCTTGTTGAATACTTTCCTTAGTCTTTTGTGTAACCTTACTCGATATATCAGTTATAGTCTCATCTACAGTTTTTTGTATAGTAGCCTTTGTTACATTAATCTTATTTTCAAATTCATCTATTGCGTTTGTCATCTCTTTTAACTTAGCCACTTCGTCTTTAGAAAAGATAGCATTCTCGCCCTTTAAACTAGTAACTTCTGAAATTATAATTTTTAACCTTTCTAATTGTCCCTGCAGTATCTCTAGTTGTGGAATCCCCTCTTTAGTTTTTGGAATTGCAGAGAAAGATGCTTGGATGATAGCAAAAGTCTTTTTAAGATTTTCAAGATATTGCTTCCTACTCTCAGTAAAAGCCTTTGTAACCGTATCTATTGTTTGAGGGCTAGCTTCCCAATCCAAAGATTCAAGGTCAGCTTTCTTTTCTTTCAAAACTTTAAACGAATCAATTAACTGGTGCATTGTATCATCTAACTTTTCAAGAACTGTAGTCCCTTTTTCTAACGCTGAAGTCCACTTACCTTTCAAAATATCGGCGTTTTTCAGGAAGGCACCATTTAACTTTGTCAGTGTCGTATAAAATTGTTCAACAGTTCTTGCCACTTCTTCTGGTCCAGCTTCCATTGTAAATATCTGGTCACGAAGGCGCTTACCTATCTCCTGTATATCTTTATCAGGATAGTTCATGAGTGCAGAAGTTACAGACTCCATAAAAGCTCTAACTACTACTTTTACATCTCCACGGGAAAACATCTTTTGAATTAACTTCTGGTTCCCTGAAGATGCAACTTTATAAAACTCCTGCAGTTTATCCCGAAACACATTTCCCAAATTCGCTATCTCTATTCCACGTTCTAGCTTCACCCTTATATTTATACCCTCTTTAGCTATACTCTGGAGCTCTTTTAAAGAATCACGTAAGTCTGAGAGTTTTCCTGTCACCTCATCAATATCAGAGATAGAGGCTCGGGCCAATGCCAAGAAACTCCCAAAGGCCGTTGTAAGAGCAACAAAAACCCAGGGATTAAGAGCACCTGCAAAAAGTTCAAAAAGGCCGATAAGTTTGGGCATTATTTTACTTAGGAGTCCCATAGCACTAACTAAGGCAAGCATAACAGTGGTTATTTCAGAAAATTTAACTGCCGTCTGTTTCCCTGTATAGCCAAGATTATCCATCCATCCAATAAATAACTCTACAAGGCGTAAGACGCCCGTTATCATATCCTCAGCTCCAGCCAGTACACCTTCTATAACAGGACTCAACGAATCCATATTCTTTGCAAACTCAGTAACCAGACTATTTACCATAAGTGTTAAATGCGCTTTTAAGGAATCAGCACTCTCGCCAAATGCATCTAACAATACCTGCTGGGACTCCAACGTATTTGTAAATTCCTCTAAAATATCAGTATTTCTAATCAATACAGAGAACGCCGATGCTGCTCTCACATTCATACTATCAAAAGCATCCGCTACATTAAAACCAGCATCGTGCATCCGTTGCAAGACCTTAATTATTCCTCCTGACTTTATGTCAACATCAGACAAAGATAATCCGACTTTATGTAGAGAATCTATGAGTTTGGCTGACGGGTTTAAAAGTGCATTAATAAACTGTCTAGTGTATGTACCTGCTTTAGACGCTTGTAATCCAGCGTTTGTAAGAATACCTAACATAGCAGATATTTCAGAAAAAGTAACATTTGCCTGCGGAGCAATACCTGCAACATATCCAATAGCCGTCTTTAACCCATCGAGAGAGGCTTTAGAATTAACAATTGTATTAAAAAGAATGTTGGAAACCTCTTCTGCCCTACCTGCATCCATACTCCATGCACGTAATACAGTAGTAATAACGTTTGCTGAATCTTCTATAGATGCACCCGTTGTGTACGCTAGCTTAGACCCTGTTTCTAAAATCTTAATTGTATCCTGGATAGAATAACCAGCCTTAGCTATCTCTGTTCCAGCTTTTGCCAACTCAGACATAGAATAGGCAACAGTCTTTCCTAGCTCATCAAAAGCATTAGTTAAGGTTTCGATATCTTGAGAGGAGGCTTGAGTAATTGCGCCTAAAAGTTTCATGTTATGTAGGAATTCTATAGCTTCCTCATTTAATCTTCCGAGGAACAAGTATGCCTGCCAGAATAAACGTAGCTGGATAAACCAATTAAGTCTAAATATATCCAAGATAGATGCACCAGCTTCCCGTCTGACTTGCTTTTCTTTTAATGTTTCTAAAGTCTTTAACTTTGTATTAACCTCATCTGCTTCTCTAGCAGCCTTATCAAAGGCACTAGCGTAAGCCCCAAAAATTTCCTGAAGTTCCTTAGATTTTGGGATAGTGTCAGAAATCTGCTTCAATAACTTTGCGTACTCATCGTTCGCCTTCAGAATGTCAAGGTAGAGCTTAGGTGTGCTTTTAGTAGCTTCGTTTAGCTTCAACAAACCCTCTGGAGTCTTCATCTCCTCCAGAGAAACGCCTGTCTTGACTGAATATGATTGGAGACGAGCGTTAAGCTCTTGTGCCCTCTGGAGAAGACGAACCATGTTGTTTAGCTCTTGAACATCCTTCCGTTTGATATTGTAAGTCTCTTCATCAACATTTTTAATAAAGTTAGCATCTTTCAAAATCTGGTCATTTAAATCCCTCCACTTCTTTATCTCTTTAACGGTAGCATCTACAAAGCCACCTACAGCTTCATAGTCGCTCTTGATTTTTCTAGTAGGACCAATAAATGCCTCTCCCATTTCACTAATAACACGCCTAACCTCTTCTAACTGATTCATTGCCTTTGTAATATTCTCAAACTCTCCAACACCAACCTGTTTATTTAAAGAAGTCAGGGACTTAGTGAATTCCGAGTATCCTTCAAAATTTCCTACTCCAGAATATTGCTCTAAGATTTTCTTAGCCTCGTTTGCTTGAGTGGCTAAGGTTTGTTGTATGTTTTTTGGAAGCTTATCTATATTTGCAGTCGCATAATTAACTAATTGCTGAGCATACTCATAAATTTTTCTGTAAATAGTTTCTTCTTTAAACAAGACAGATAGCATTTCATCGTTTATAGACACGCCTTCTTTAAGAGCAGTATTTACAGATTCTATCAGCCTCCGCCATTTTTCAATAACATTTCCACCTTGCTGCAGGTCTGCTATTCTCTCTTTAATCTGGGCAGTAAGGGTAGCTTCACGCTCCTTAAGAATATCAGCAAAGCTAACTTCCTTCAGCCCTGCCATTACTTCACGCACCCCTTTTATTCTATCCTCTAAAACCTTTGCAGAGTCAGCTAGGGCCTTAAAAGGATTAGTTGTGGGGGTGACTGTAAATACTTTCTGCAAAACAACGCCAACGTCAGTAAGACGCCTCTGCAAAGTATTCAATTCAGTCGTAGTAAGTCTTTGTAAGACTGTTTCTGGAGAAGAAAAGAACTGCTCTAGGGTTGTACTCTTAGATGCAAGATAGTCATTTAAAGACTTCAACCTACGCTCAAATTCAGTAGTTATGTTTAACTCTTGTTCTACAGAAGTGAGTGTTTTAAGTGTGGATATCCTCTGCTCATCCGTTGCTGCCTTATTCCTAAGTTGTTCTGTGTATAGAGAACGGAGTGCAGAAGCGTAACTGCGCAAGGAAGTTTTTACCTGTTCGGTTGAATCAATAGTTTTAATGAAATCCGAAGTGTCAATAGAAATTTTAAATTCTGTGGCTTCCAGGTTCCTTTTAATTACCTTTACCTTTTCTTCCAGAGCAACCAACTTACTTGTGTCAATAGCAAACATAGATTCTTTTGTAGGAATTGTAAGCCTCTGAATAGTTTCTACAACAGACTGGTATGCCTTTTTGATAGCTTCCACATTTTCAAAACCGCCTACAGGAAATTCAAACTTACCTGTCCCAACCAGGTCTAACATTCCCTTCAACAGATTCTTTTGTTGCTCCAGAATACGTATGTGCTCAATAGAGCCTGCCTCATACTTCTGGGAAAGAGAAACTAGGGTTTGATATTCTTTGGCTATAGAGGACACTACATTTTTCTTTACTTCGCTTAAGCTGAGGTCTTCTTCAACTCCTATCACCCCTTTCTGAATAGCTAGTATAACCTTATCTACGACTGACAAATACTCTCTATACTGGTTGGTAGCCTCCGAGATTAGTTTAGTCCCTTCAGCTAGAGATTGTCTTACTTCGGCTTCAAGCCTACTTCTACGCCGTATCAGCTCTATGGCCTTAGACTCAAATTCTTCCGATACTTTTATCTGCTCAACCTCTTTTGTTCTCTCGGCAATTAAGCTCATAAGTTCAGTTTTATAGGTCTTGATAGATTCCGTATCCACTCCAAGTTTTAGACGCTCTTCCTCGGACAACTTCTTTGACAACCCAACAATTAATTCCAGAGTTTTCTTTGCAGATTCCAACTGAGCTAGTTGTTGCTTAGGCATCAAGTTCACATCTTTACCTAATTCTACAAACCTCCTGTAAACTTCCACTAAGTTATTCGTAACAGCATATCTATTCTCAACGGCCTTCAGGAGAAAATTTTCTATATCTACACCATCTCTCTTAGCTCTAATATACTGGCGTTCCATCTCCTCTAAGTTCTTAACCACATCAACTCCAGCCACTTGTAAAGCAAGAACCTTTTCCAGATTACGAGCAATATCCTTCTGGGCAGATAACTGGAAGGAAAGAGATTCCAGTTTTATTTGTTCACTTCCAAAGGCCTTTCTTATCTCTTTTGCAGTAGATTCACTAACAACTCCTAATTGAGTAATTATATCAAGAGAGTCCACAATCTGTTTTTTAAAGCTTATTACAGTCTCAGTTGGGAGTTTCAAATTGTCCAATTTCTTATAATTTGTAACAAGTTGGTTGATTAGCGTAGTGATAGCAGAAAGTGTAGTTTCAGATTCAGCAGCAGACTTCCCTGTAGCCAAGCTATATTCGTTTACGGCCTTGATTAAACGTTTTGTAGCAGCTAAAGGAGAAGAAGATATAGTCGTCCCGATGGAAGCTAAGTCATTTTTAAATTTCTCAAGAGCAGTTGTTTCGGCTAGCTTTTCCTGAGTCTGCACTAACTGGTCAAATATATTTGCAGCATTCGTCCCCTCAGTTAAAACAAACATTGACTTCAATACCCTTAGCTGCTCTTCAAGAAACACCTTCCGCCCTCTCACACCAACCAATGAACTTCCTAGAGCCTCTGAGTATTCTCTTTCATATCTAACTAAGTTACTGAGGTATTGTTCTGCTTGCTCTAAAAATTTCGACTCTTTAACTAAGTCAGCAACCTTCTTAGCTTCCACTTCCTGACCACTTCTGGCCAGAGATAATAGGGCGCTATAGAAACTATCCTGCACCTTTAAAATATTGTATCCTTCTTTCAAATATTCGGTTAGGGTAAGTATTTGGCTCTTGTACTTAGCAGCCATGTCAACAATAGATGAGATTACATTTAAACTCTTTCTCCAACCTTCTTCCCCAGTTTTTAGCTGCAGGTTACTTTCTAATTGCTGGGAAACAAAAGCTTTATATTCCTCACTTACACGAAGTAATTGGGAGCGAATTTCCTTGAACTTCTTTAAATACGGGGAAATATCAATTTCTTTCTTTGCTCCTTCCTCTCCTCCTTCCCCTTTTACTTTTTGTATAGTATCAATAAGGAAAGACATTTCTCCTTGTAACCTACTAACTTCAGCCCGCATTGCAGAAATACCACTATAGTCAAACCCTTGCAGTAACTCCCCAACCTGCTTTTCGTCCATCGTAACGCTCATCAAAACCCGTTTAAATTTTTCAGCCTCTGCAATCAGCTCCTTAAAATATCCACCCCTATGTATTCCCTCCCCAGTCAAGAACGTTGGTATGACTAAGCTTCCACTAATAGTATTTATTTCATTTGCAAAAGCCGTTGCTTGTTTCAATAAGGAGTCAAATGATTTGGAAAAACGTTCTTCTATCCGTTTTGTAACTTCTGCGGAAATTTTGGATAGCTGACTATACTGCCCAGCTATCTCCGTTATCAATTGTTTATTTCCTGCAGATGCAGCAGAAGCCAACCTTACAGATAAATGCTGGAGATGAGCATACACGTTTTCAATGGCAGTCTTCATCATATTTAACTGCCTAACACCTTCTTGGAAAAGTGCCTCAAACTCTTTCTGCTGGGAAGGAGAAGTGAGCTTAAGTTTAGAAATAGCTTTGGTTGTATTTACAAGTTGCTCGAACCTTTTTGTGTAGGAGTCAACTAAAGATGTAAGAGATTCCTTGACAGCTTCAACGTCAACTTTTACCGTCTTTTTTACTAATTCTAAGGCCTTTGTATTTGCATAAACAGGAATGTCAATTTTAAATCTTGAAACGTCTAGCTTTACTTTATTTAGGTCCTTTATGAACCTAGCCGTATCTATACCTAAGTCTGCATCAATTTTGATATTAACATTATTCTGTAACTGCCTTAACTGTCCCAGCAGTTCGTTAATTACTTTGTCAATACTTCCCGCTGCATCTACAATCAATTTAAACGGAACAGTAAAACCTTCCATGTTAGGCATTTATCTCACCCTCTTCTTAGTTATTTTTAATGGCGTTTGAACCTGTGCTCCAATAGACCCAACAAAAGTTTTTACAATATCATCATCCTCAGACATTACAGCTTCATTCACGTTTTTAGCCTCTACTTTTTTCTTAGGTCTTTTCCTATCTGTTTTTATTTCTCTAATTATATTACTTGGTTTAAGAGTATCCGTCAATTTTGTCCATAACTTATTTATCTCTACATTACCCTCTTTAGTCAAGTCTTTAGCAGTATAAGCAGCAACACGCAAAAGATTAGCTAAGACTAACCAATCACGTTTCTCTTCATTATAGGTATGGTTGTAGAATTGATAAACCAATTGAATGGGATAGACCCAGTAAAGGTCGTTATATGAATGGCCTTTGGAGATGAGGTACGAAAATATCTGAGTTATTGTTACTTCTTCTGGAAGAGGAGAACTTAACTGTTCGTCTCCCCGAATCCTATTGAAAAAAAATTTATAAGAACCTCTTTATTTAAACGCCATACTGCAGCAGCAATCTTAACAGCTACATCGGCACGCAAGTTCTCAATTTCCTTTGTAGGCACGTCCAGCACCTTAGCGAGTATAGGAGTTATATCTGGGAGAATGAAGAAAGCGATTTTAATTATGTCTCTAAGAGTCAAAGATGGACTCATTGTAAGCTGAGGGAAAGCGTCTGCTATTTTGTCAACTAAAGGAATTAAGTCTTGAGATATTAGAGTAAGCTTTCCAAAACTCAATGGCGTTATCTTATAACCTTCTATCTCTTCAATCTGAAATAAAGTATCATCACTATGCTGATTAGTTGTCGGCATAACCAAAACCCCCCAAATCTATCTGAATGTTATCTTTTACTCTGAAGGCCCCTGAAATGTCAGGGGCCAACTCCCTATAGCTTTAGCCACTAAAAGGCATAAGCTCAAAAGTCTGTAGGTATCCAAATGGTATTGAAACAACAGGCTTTCTGTCAAGTAGTTTTGCAGAAACATCCCTCTGACAGAATAACCTAAAGCCACCAGTAATCCAGTTTTCCATATCAAAAGTGAAGTTACCATCTGGAACAAGAGAACAACGAGGAATTACATGAATCATAGATGTTCCGATTTCAGTGGCCATAGTCATTACAGCGCAACCGAACACTCTCTTGAACGCCCTTCTAGTTCCAGTCACTGCAAAACCGTAAAAACCCTCGTCTGCAAGTACCCACTCAAAACCGTTCCAAGAGAGAATAGTATCTGCACGCCATAAGTCAGAACAGTCATCAACACAAGGACGACTATCCACAATAGATAGAACAGCATCGTTGACACTAAAGAGAGGGTCACTACCATAAGAGTCATTGGCTGCAGTTCCTTTAGGCCTGATATATGTCCATGTTCCAATTGTTTCAGTAGCAAAGTCAAGATTTGCATAAGCCAACCACTGCCTCTTTCTTTCCCAGTCTCCTACCAAAGGAGCTTCATAGTTTCCACCAATTATAAAACCATAAACACCATTTGGTGGTTCCCCTGTCTTTCCAGCATTCAACCATACAGACCTTACTGCGTCAAGAGCTTCTGCAGGGTCGCCGATGCTCTTGTTTATTACAGTTATAGTTGAATTGTAAGAACCTTGGAAAGTATAGCTTGGGTCTTCCATAAGGTGTAAAGTAACACCTAAATCCGTTGGCTGGGAGACAAAGAACTTACCCAAGTTTTCAATCTCAGGCTCTTCAAAGCTGAAACTATATTCAATCGGCCTTTGTAAAACAATAACTCTGTCAGTCTCCTCATAGCCTAAGTTAGATATTGTATGCTCCAAAGTCTGTAGGTCTCCTCCCAGACTTGGATTGCTTATAGACCCAAGGTAATACTTCTTCCTAATGTCGTCTGGAGTTCCAACAGCATTACCGTGATAATTAATCACCTGCCCTGTGGTATCGGTAATACCGAAAATCCCGTTGACCAAGGCCTTCCAATCCACCCACCTTGAAAAGTTTCCAGAGTAAGGGATTGGAGAAAAGTATATTTTAGGAATACCCAGGGTATATGAATCAGGATTTCTCAAATTCATCCTTTCTTTTGTAGCCATATCAATTTACCTCCTCTTATGTTTATAACAGGAAGGGGATGTTAATACCCCCCTTCACCATTACTCTTCCTCATAAATCCTAAAAGTGTTAATAAAGCCAAAAGGCACTCTAACCTTAGTTGGTAAGTAAGGAATAAACGCCGTATCATCTCTAATTACCGATACTACAAAAGAGCCCTTCTCCCAGTCATCCTTCGCAAAGTCAATTGTCCCATCTGGCTTAAATACAACTCTGGGTAAGACATGAACAAAAGAGACACCTACGTTATTCTTAAACACTACCAAAGCCGTACCCTCAATCTCTAGCCTTGGACGAACCACTCTGGCTGAATTAAACATCTTAGAGTCTTTAGCCCAGGTCAATCCAGTCCAGAGAATATATGAATTCTCACTGGATACAAAAGACAAGCTTATCTGCATTGTCTGTGTGGGCATAGAATTAGACTGCATATCGGAAACCAGAGTTGAATTAATTGTTAAAGTTACATTTCCAGTCTTGTAGTTTACACTACAGGCAGTAGAATCAGTTAGCACCGAACCAGTACCATCAGTTAGTCCAATAGGTGCAGTATCGCCAGTGGCAGCAGATGATGTTGGAAGGCCATACAATACTTCAGTCCTCTCTTTCCACTCAGTACCATCCCAATACTTTCCAGTAATAGTTAAAGTTAGTGTCCCACGCATTAATGCAGGAGGTAAAGATACACTAAATACTTGAGTAGTAGTATCACCACTATCTACATCCCAGCTATAATGTTCAACAGAAACTTCTAAGATACTTCTGTCTGCAGCTATAGCATTTGTTTCAATACCTACTGGAGACTCAGCCTTGTTCACCAACATTTTGATATTACTATGGATTGTAGTATCCTCATAAGAGTAGGCAGAAGTATCCATCCCGCTAGGAAATGGTTGGAGTTTCATCAGTTGCTCGTTTGGGTCATAAACGAAATATCCACAAATTATCCTGCTGCGATATTTCTCCAACTCGTCTTCTATCTGCGGTTCTCTTTCCTTGTCAGCAACTAAGAAGTAAAAAATACCGCCCAAGTAATAATCGGTTCCACTGTCTGTAAAAGGTCCAAAATGAGTGCCCTGGTCACGCAACCTTCTGGTAAGGACATATTCTAAGCTTGAACAGTCCTCACCAACCTGAATCAATGCGTTTTCCATAATTTCAATTTCGCCTTCTCCAAAGTCATCCGCTCCTCCCTGTGGAGCTCTGGCGATAGTTTTGGCCACTATCTTTTTCCTGTCTGGATAGTTTACATCTTTAGAGATAAGATAATTTTTCAAATGTACATCCATCTCATCAAATGAGATGTTGTAATCAATGGCCTTTCTAATAAGCACAACCTTATCTGTCTCTTTCCTACCTAAAACAGATACAGTGTGCTCTACAGTTTTAATATCACCACTTACTTCAGCAGACGCCAGGTTTCCTACATAAGCTTTAGATAAAATTTCCTCTGGAGTCTTACAAGTGGTGATTGAGTTTGCATTCAACACGTGGCCTGAATCATAGTCCACGACTCCAGTGTAGGCCCTCCAAAGAGCAGCCCAATCAACCCTATTTTCATCATTCCAATCATCTACCTTATATAAAAATAGAAAAGGAATGCCTACGGTATAAAAATTAACATTTTTAGCTACAATGCCCATAAAAAGCCCTCCTTATTTAATTCGTTCTGCAACAATTACTTTAAAAGCTGCCTGAAAACAATAAATCAAACGTTTATCTGCATACAACAAAGATGGGTTAGTCTGAGTGGAGTAGATAACGCCATTCTGGGGAAAAACCCTAGCATTATCGTGAAGTTCGTAAATTATTTCTTCTAATGTCCGCCACGCCCGTCCAGGCAATTTGTGACGACAGCGACAAAGAAACGCTGGATAAGTAGAATAGTCGGTTAAATTAATGCCCCTTCCCGACAATGGAATTAAGCAAATTCCAAACCTCTCTGAAGATATAATATCTGCCGAAACCCCCTCAATATCTACAGTAGTCTCTGAATACTCTGTTATAGGAAATCTATATAGGAAGATATTATTATCTAAATTTAATTCGTCGTCCATCAAAAAATTCAACTTCTGCCCAAAAGCTTCATTAATAGGATGGTCTGGAGGAAGATTAGATAAATATGTAGCTACATAATCTATAATATTCATCTTCTACCTCCTCCTAAGACCATACATGACGCTCTATCCACTTAACGGCTTTGTTGAAGACCGTTTTATAAACCTCTGTATTCGCCAACCTTTCAAACTCCGCACTTCCCTGAGCTATTGCATCCATTATCAACTCGTAATGATTGGATACAACATCATAGTTTTCTATACCTTTCATTATGGCATAAGCCTCAAAATCAGGTTCATCAAAGGCCTCACGTTTAAAAGTAACGTAAAAACCCAATTCCTTCATGGGCCTGCGCTTCCAATTTTTATAAGGGATAAAAAACTGAACTTCCACTAAATCTGGATTCAGTTCTACATTATAAGCCTTCCTTGTTTTCCAGGAGTGTTTATTCAACCAACCAAATATTGGTGTACTCGTTCCCCTGGAAGTCCGAGTTACTTTACCTCTTACCGCTAAGCTTCCCGTGGATACTGGAGTGGCAGATAACTGTAGTAATCCAGTAGCCGTGGGAAGATATTTAACTATACTTCTATAAAACGTTTTGCCGTATTCTTCAGCAGCTATGTAAGCAATAAACGAACCTGAGTGATAAAGCTTAAGTTTCAGGTCTGCTAAAGCGTGCTCCACTTCATCTTCATCAAAACCCAAGTTCAAATCTATGCTCATGCTCTTCCTAAATCTTTTTGGTAAAGAAGAATAAAACTTTGCCATAGTTACGCCAAAATCAGTTTAGTGTGGTCGAACTTACCTGTTATATCCCTACGCCTCTCTATAGTTAAAATGACATATTCATCACTATTTTGTAAAACTAAAATATCGCCCTTCCTTACCCCAGGAAGTTCATGCTCAGTCCATACCTGCGCCTTCCCTATTACCAATTCCACTTCCTGAGTTCTATCATACGTCATTTGCCCATACTCTACAAATCTACAGGCTACATTCTCATATAAAGGCCTCAGAGATGTGTCTGAGTAAACCCCACCTGCTCTACGATAAACCGAAAACCTTTGTCTCGTATAACCGCTTATAGTCTTTGACGCCATTATAAACCTCTCTGAGGAATGACATTCTCAAAGAAATCCATGTACTCTCTGGGAGTATCATGGCAAAAAGCCAATGTTGGTATTGTAAACGGCCTCATATAAATTCTCCACATTGGAGATAACCTTTTAAATTCACCATAAGTTAAAGCTAAGGAATCTTTATGTTGTGCAATAACCACCAACTCATAAAAATAACCCGAGTCCAAACAGTATGTAAGGTCACGAGTTATGTAAAAGTAAATATGCTGATTATCTACTAAATAAGGCTCTATCCTAAAAGCTACAGAGTCCAATCGCTGAAACCCATATAAATACGGTGAACTTTCTGGGTCAATAAGGCCTATCCCAGAAGGTCGTATGTATTTGTATGGAACTTCAGCCCCATAAGGTAATGAATAAAACTGACCGTCTTCTAATAATAAACAATCAACAATTTCATATCCAGAGTAACCACCTATTGCAAACAGTGCCCAAACATAATCAGTAATATCATATTTGAAAGATTCTGACCCAAAGAAAGTTCCGTGATTCATGTAATCACACGCAGAGTGATGGTCACGAACAAACGAAAATATTTTTGTATAATCTGTCTTTAGCTTAACTCCAACACCCTGCTCTATCGGTATTATTACAGGGTCTTGTTCTTTCCACCAGCTAGCCTTCTGGAGAACTCCGTGACAAGTCTTTCTAAAAAAGTCAGCTTTTGAATAATACTCAGTCATGGCTACTACACCGAAATCTTTCCATAAAAACTTTCCATTTTACCGTATATAGTAAAGCGTGCCAATAAAGTTAGGACTACAGGATGAATCCTATACTTGGCAGCTAACGCAGCATTCTTAGAAGTATTAGGCATCACACCAGAATAAGAGCGGGCAGTATCACCTATTTTTATAGACTTTATTCCCCGATTTTCTAATGAATCCCAATCAGCAATGTCAGCGCCTAACTGAGCTAGCACCTGCAACTCTACGGCTTTCTTTAACTCAGGAAAATAGGGAGCAAACAATATAATATGCGTCGGCGGATACCTTTTATAGCTACCCGACAAAGTCACTTCTCCAGTCATCAAATTATGACCTATAACATCAAAGTATTCTCTTGAGCCGTCATTATATATTATATGTATAGAGCCACCTTTAAATAAATCAGGTAAAAACTTGGCAACATCAAAAACTAAAGCCTGCGATGATAACTTATCTGCAAGTATCCAGTCCCCATGTGCCTGTATGTCACTATCTGGAGGAGAAGAAAGGGTGATGGTCCTCTCTTGATAATTAACTGTACCAACTATACTTCCACTACCTACGTCTAACAAATTGCCTGCACCGTCATCCACATAGACATCCCCAGTATCTACAATAATTAGCGAGAGTGTGTTTTGTTTGGGGAATGCTGGGAGTAAGAACGTAGCTGAACCTGGATTCGATATTGTGTAAGTATAGTCATTCTGGCTTACAACTGAAAACGAAGACGTTTGTTCTATCCCAGACACTACAATAGACGAATATACAGGAGTTACTACACGCACATCATATTTCCGTGGAAATTCTAACGGCTGATTGTCAAAGAACTTACTTCCGAGATATCTTAAAGTATCTATTTTAGCCGTGACCGCTCTTAAAATATTTTCCTTTTCAAGGTCAGAAAAGTCTCCCCAACCTATGTCTGGATAGACAGAAAATATCTCGTTAGCTTCCTCTAAGCTTAAGTAAGAGTTTGCTTTAGGGTGCGCAACCGTAGCTATAATAGACACTTTAAGATACCTCCTTTGTTTCCCCTGCCCCTACTAAACTGCATAGGGGCAGGGAGTGGGTTTTGTATGATAAGGGAGGTATGGCTATTTATTTTCTATGATATAAACAAAACCAATTCCCTTCCTTATCTTCCTAACCAACTTGCCTGCTTTATGTGCAGCCAAAGCCTTTGCAGGGTCTTTTACCTCAACCCACTTAGTCTTTGCCGAATCTTTAGCCTTACTAGACTCTCCACTGCCAGTATTTTTAGCTGCAGACTCTTGTGGGTTGTTTTGCTTAGACTCCTGAGTCCCAGTCTGACCTGGTTTTAGTTTCGTATCTTCTGTAGCCTTTGCCATAAGTACCTCCTATTAGCTTTGTGCTATGTTACAACCAAAAGTGTAACGTACGTCTTCTACATATCCTCCAAATCTGCATACTACAGATGCCTTCACCTGTTTTGTTTCTGGGTCTTCCCAAACATCTATAGTAACGTCTTTCCTGTTAAGAGCCTTCAAACCACGCTTTCTCTCGACTAGGAACCACCCTGTTGGGTCTTTCAACCTGGGCCATACAACAACATCAAGCATTCCCTTCAATGGGTTAATAGCAGAAGGAGTGGAATCTAGTTTTGGAAAATAGTCAGAATTTAATATCTGGTTCACCCTAAATTTCAGTGCTGGGGGAATAACAATGGTATCAGGGGTGACTAAAATCTCATCACCCTTCTCATCTTTAGCATTGTCAATAGTCATTTTCTGGTAAACATCAATTAAATTTTGAGTGGCTACGTCCAAAGATACAGACTCATCAATAGGTAGTGGTGCATAATTAACGATTGCATCCGATGAATGCCTCAATGGATGAGGATTTCCTGCATCAGCAAAGAAAGGTTTGCCGTCGTAAATGAATTTTCCTGTCGGGTCTAACTTTACACCAGGAATACTATTATCAAAAACATCAGACCCAGAAAGCAATGCACCTTCATTAAAGAAGCGTGCATAAAACCTATCCCTAGTCCTTGTATATGCTTTGGACCAGGATGCTACTGCCTGGGAGAATAATTGCTCAATTTGGGTGTCTTCATAGAGTTCCATAGAGAAAGCGATACCTTTAGCAAAGGTCCTAACCTTTCCAAGAATTGGCCAACCGTCTGCCATCTTATCATATTTGATTGGCTCGTCCTCGCCCTTTTCCTCTAAGTCATCCAGTCCAGACATGGACATCCTTTCAACGTAGGGCTTATCTGTATCTTCTTCATCAAATAATTGCTCCCAGACTGACCCAATTTCATCATAATTATCCCAAAATACCTCATAACCAAGTTTTAAAAGGTATTTAGTAAAATCAGTTCTTTTCATAGCCATAGTCTATAACCTCCAGTAGTTTGTTCATTTAAATTTAGACAATAGGTTTCACGATAATATCTTCCTCACTCTCAGCACTAAATATAATTACGTGCTGCTCTGTGCCACTGTAGGAAGTGTCTATACCCTGTAGGCCATCACTATTTACTACTAAGGCCATTGCCTTGCCCTCTACAACATCACTCAAAGAACCACCGACAAGAGGAACTCTAAACAAAGAGTCTCCTAAGTCTTGAGTGATTAAAAACACATGGTCGCCAGCCTTATAAGTGTAATCTGGATGAAGGGTAGATTCAAAGATGTCAGACATTTGATATACACGAGCATCGTTAGGCATGTCTAACCAGCCTAAGATTTTTCCTCCAGTACTTCCATTAATGAGCACAAGTTCATTGCTAGAGTTCATCCCTATAAATCTTCCAGACATCGGCTTGATTGTCAGGTTTGCATTTAGTTTAAACCATTTGCCGATGCCATCTCCACTAACACACATTGGATATTTAACCCTCATAAGTTTCCTCCTTATCTTGCTTAAAATCTTTCAAGGCCTTAATTAAGGCCTCTCTTACAACATCAATCATATCCTCTTTCACATTTGACTTAGACACCAGCAGATGTCCCCGCCTGTGAATAAACCAATTGTATTCGGTCGGCAGATATTTCTTCAGAGATAATTGTGTGAGAAGGGGCGTCTTCTTTCTAATTAAATTCTTCTGTATTCCAACTGTCCCGTTGGAATAAAAGATACAAAAGTCCACTCCAGGACTTTTGAATAAGACAAGTCGCTCTTCTGGAGAGATAAAGTGTCCATCTTTTTGGATACTTATTTTCAGATTATTATATTTTACGATGTCTATTTTGTCAAGTAATTCTGTCAAAGGCGTATTTCTAACTAGATTTCTATAGTAGGTAGAAAAGAACTCAAACAATCTTATTAAGGTAAGGGTTTTGTCTTTCACACTAAAACCTAAAAGAACTGAGTCTGGAATGGAAAAGAGAAATTCAAATTCATCTGATGCTCCTAGATAACTAACCGCTTCCTCTAGGGAATTGAGTTTGACAACTTTTTCGTTCACTTCTATATTTACACCTAGTAAAATATCATTATTCCTCACCGTGAAAGGTTTGTTAGGGTAAATAAAAAGAAAGTCACAAAAGTTTAGATTATACTTCTTATAAAATATGAAGGCTGCCTTGTATAAATCTAAAGGCGCTTCTGCAGGAAGCAGAATTTTACTCATAGCTAATCCTCCGAGAAAAAAATCATTATATGTTCTATATACTTGTGTCAATATTACTGATATAAGTAGATTATTGTCAAGCAATAGATTATAGTTTAAAGTGAATCAAGCAAAAAATGAGGGTATAAACATGGCTTATAAGTATAACCCTTTCACACGGAAACTATATGAAACCAAGCGAGCAGAGGGTCCCAGCCTAGACGACCTACCTTTTATTGAGTTCAAAAACAGACTGATAAATGGAAGCTTTAGATTTTATCAACGGGGAAGTTTATTTAGAATAAAGAATGATAAAAAATACACTGCAGACAGATGGTTAAGCGGGGCCTTTGATGATAATGATATTCAATGCTCAACAATAATCCCTGGTTATGTCTTAGATATTTTGGACGATAATAGTTGCTTGGCCTGCTGGAATTTAGATAGAGATTTTTTGGACCTCAGCGGGAACTACCCTCTCACTGGGCACGATGTAAGTTTTACAGAAGACGGAATGCTATATGAATGTATTGATTACAATAATGCTCCTGAGACAAGTTACATGGTCACAAACAACAAAATCGCTAGAGGCGGGACTAATGAGATAAGCATAAGCGCTTGGATTTATGTATATGGAAGTCTTGGAAAGAGCATTAGCATATGGCATCTATCTCCAGACAACAATAACAATAATGGAAATTCTCGCCAGCCAGCTCTATGGCTTTGTCATGATGATAATACAAAATTTACTATAAAAAATGATGGGGTTACTCACGGAGATATTGGAATATATAAGACGACTGGAGGGATAACATTCAATGAATGGCATCACATTGTGGTAACCGTAGGCCTTCAAACCATCCAGCTATATATTGATGGAGAGCTTACAGACGAATTTACGGCATCAGAAAATTTCAAACACAATGATGGCTATTTTTATATAGGAAATAAATGGCACTACAAAAATTTCAAGATAGACCAAGTAAGAATCTTTAAAAAGATATTAACGGCAGAAGAGATTAATCACATTCGTATAGAAGAGATGACAGAACGGGAAAAATATGGATTGCTTTATAGAGTAAAGCTTGTCAATAAGGGGTCTTCTAATAACGTTATTCCTCTGGAGCAAAGGATAGAAGGAACGTTTGCCTACGACTTAATCCTCCAGAAAGAAAAAGTTACGGTATCATTTGAGCTGGCCTCAAATGTCAATAGAGATTTTAAAGTAGCTATCAAAAATCCTGATGAATCTACTTATGCAGAGAATACAGTATCTTACTCTGGTAGTGGGAACTATCAGTTATTGTCAACCACGTTTGATTTAAGTTCCATAGACACTACGAACGAACCAGACAAATTAACTGAGCGAGAGGCCTTTAGATTAGTTATAGGAGAAGGAGACCTTGAATATGCGGGAGATTGGATAAAAATAAAAAACATACAAATGGAGGAGGGAGAGGAAGCCACATACTTTGAAAACATTCCTGTTGATGTGGAGTATCTTAGATGTATCCGCTACTACAGAATAATGGATGATAATAGTTACAACCACTTCAAAAAGCTTGTCGTTATGAGAACAGACCCAACAATTTCTCATGTAGGGTCATATTATATATATGATGCTGAACTTTAATCAAAGGAGTTCCTTAAGATGAGTTACATATACGACCCAATAACAGAGACAGTAATAAGAGACCTAGAAACAATAATTCCTGGAACAGAAAGAATTACAATTTCTGGATACAAGAACAGGATAATTAATGGTGACTTTACTGTCATGCAAAGAGGACAAAAATTTATTATTCAGAATAATAAACAATATACCTTTGATAGATGGCTGAGCGGAGCTTTTGACGATAACAAAATTGAATGTCTAAACTACATAGAGATTGCAGGAGAAGCGGGCGCTACAGTTGATGTGCTGGATATTCTAGGAGATGGAAGTTGTCTTGCCTGCTGGCCTTTGGATGGAAACGGACAGGACCTAGGGGGAAACTATAACTGCATAGAAAATAATATTGTTTGGGGAATGGGAAAATTCGGCGGATGTATAGATTACTACAACAAAGGAACGGGTAGCTGGCTCAGAACGGAAAACAAGGTTCAGAGAGGGGGGACAAACGAATTTACAGTCTCTTTATGGATTTATGTGTATGGACATATAGGAGCTGGACAAAATATCTTTCATCTAACACCTGACGGAAAAGATACAACATATCGTTACACCAACCAGTGGAAGACTACGCAGGATAATTCTAGGCAACCTGGTATATGGTTAGTAAGCACCGACAATCGGCAAGTAGTAGTTGAAAACGGATTTCGTTATATTGCCAATACTTGGTATAGAGACAAGTTAAAATTCTTATATGCCAACACACTGTTAAATTATAGACAATGGCACAATATAACGGTTACCATAGACCGAACCCATCTAAAATTATACATTGATGGAACTTTTGATAATGAAGTAGAGGCGACTGAAAGCAATTACCTCTACCATAATGACGGTTGGGTTTATATAGGAAACCAGTGGACCAGCAAAAACTATAAGATAGACCAGGTAAGAATTTTCAACAAAGTCCTCCAGCCATTTGAAATCCAATCTCTGGTCCAAGAGACAGGAAAGTCAATAGTTGAAAAACAATCATGTAAGATAACTCTACTGGAGAAGGGAACATCCAACAGAGTCATTCCTTTAGAGCAGAGGATAGAAGGGAATATGGTTTCGGACATTTTAATTAAAAAGAGCCCAGTCACGATTTCGTTTAAGCTAGCCTCAAACAAGCCAAGAAATATTGAGGTTTCTTTAAAATATTCAGATGACACGGTTTATAGGACTCGGACGCTTGCGTACACTGGAAACGGAGAGTATCAGACGCTCTCAGTTACGTTTGATTTAATAGATATTGATATTGATAAGATACACTTTTATGAGAAAGAGGCATTTAGGGTAGTAATCGGAGAGAATTGCTTGGAAGATGTAGGAGATTGGATAAAGGTAAATTATGTTCAACTAGAAGAAGGGGATGTTGCAACTGCATATGAATACATCCCTCCAGATATGCAAAGGATAAGGTGCTTGAGGTATTACAGGTATTCGGATGATGGAACGTATTCCTATAATGACAGGATTATTCCAATGAGAACCATACCTACAATCTTATCAAGTCCATATAGATTTGATGCTGAACTATAAAGAGGAGGTTAAATCATGGAAGTAAAAGAAGTAAGAGACATGGAGACAAAAGAACTTAAAGGATATTTATTAGACGGAATGTTTGTTCCTCTGGACCCTGGAAACAGACATTACAATGAAATCATGGACTGGATTTCGGAAGGAAACACACCCCTTCCAGGGTACACACTAGATGAATTGAAAGAATATAAATTAGCAAAACTCAAAAAAGAATTTGAGGACTTTATATGCTCACACTACAATCAGGGAACACAAGCCAGCTTCCTATCCCTCTACCAGATTGCTAAAGATTCTGGGAATACAGATGTCATTAATGAAATTCAAAAAGTGTGGGACTGGATTAGCAGCGTTATGGCATACTACTACCAGACAAAGAATGAAATCAGAAACGCAGAAACAGAAGAGGCCCTAGACGAAATAATATGGGACTGGGGTGTAGTAGAAGAAACAGAGCACGTAGAACTTGAATACGTAGTCTCACTCCTCAACAACCCACCACAAGAGTAAAAAGTAAAAATTTCTATTTGACAAATAGACACATCATGTGTATATTCCACATAGATGGCAAGGATACTATTATATTTTAACGGATGGAGGTGTAGTATGAGTGTAAAGATTTACACGGGGGTTAGGTTTATTGATAGTAATATGGAGGTATTGTTAGGGAATTTGGTTAAGGAGAGGGAGAGGTGGACGAGGAAGGTGTATGACAGGTTAGCGGATTTTTATGTGAGGAAAGGTATTGGGATAGGTACTGTAACGGATTTTTTAGATGAGGTAGAGAAGCGAAAGAAGGAGTTTGTGAAGTTTTACGAGTTAGATGTAGCTATTTTCCCATTTGAGGGTAAAATTTATGGCATGTTATTTTATGATAATTTTGAGTTACCGCCATTTGGGTTAAAGAACGTCAAGTATGAGGATTTTTCTTATTGGGATAACACGGACAGGCCAGACACCATTTCTGCTGCTGACTGGGAAGAGAGGAGGAGGGTGTGGGGTGCTTTGTTATTAGATGGAAAGACGGGAGTCCCTGCGCATTATGGTTATTTATATTCAATTTACAGTGCAGACTATTTTAATGAATTTGTTTTTTATGATATATTAATGTCAAGGGTTAACAACAAAAAGGAGGTGTAGTATGTGGAAGGAGAAATTATGGAGAGGGACTTTGAGGGCAAGGTTAGAGAGGGAGGTATTGAGGGAGGAAAGTGTCAAGGAATATGTAGAAAATCACAAGGCTTCGGGGTTATCTATAGGGGATGAGGTGAGGATTGTGAGGAAGGCAGAGAGCAAGGAAGGTGGTTGGGAGGATGTCTGGGTAAAGGAGATGGATAAGTTTATTGGGAAGGTAGGGAGGATTAAGGATGACTATGGTGGTTATGGGTTTTTGGTAGAATTACACGACGAGGACACTAGGTCATTCACATTCCCGTACTTCTGTTTAGAAAAGGTCAACAAATAAATGTAAAAAGAGGAGGTATGAGGGGTGTTTTTTAGGGTTAAGGAGGTGTTAGTAGTATTGCTATTAATAGTTAGTTTAGTTTTATGTAGTTTTTTATGTTATGATAGGATTTTCGATGTAGGGGTGGACAGGTTAATTGTGGAGAACATTCGTTTAAAGAGCAGGGTATCTTTTCTGGAGGGAGGGATAAGGGAGTTGAAGGAGAGGTTAAGGAGTGTAACGTCTTACGAGGTAACTGTCACTTTTTACACTCCCAGGGAGTCTGAGTGTGACGCCACTCCTTTCAAAAATGCTCTTAACAAGCGTGTTGTAGTTGGGAGGGATGTTGCGGTCAGTCGTGATTTAATGCATTTATTAGGGAAGTACATTTACATAGAGGGTTATGGTGTCAAGAAGGTAGTTGATTTAATGGACAAGAGGTACACACGAACAGTAGATATCCTCGTCTCCAGCCCTCTCATTGCAAAAACTCTGGGGAAGAAGAAAAACGTCAAAGTAAAGCTTATACTCTTATCAAACTACTGGGACTAATTGTCAAGGAAAATTATAAAAACAGGAGGTCAAGTCAAAAATGAAAAAATACCTTTTATTATTAATCTCATCAATTTTTATTTTCTCTGGGTTTTCTTCGTCGTTTTTACCTTCTTATGATTATTGTATTTTAGTCAGGGTAATAGATGGTGATACTGTTGAGTGTAATTGCACATTCAGAGGTAATCGTGTAGTCAGGTTATCTGGCATAGACACGTTTGAGGTTAGGTCTGGGAGGAAGGGAAAGAGGCAGGCATTCTCATGTGGAGTATCCATAGACAAAATCATTTTAATGGGAGCTGGGGAGAAGGAATACTTAGAAACCTTACT